TTTGTGCCCTCAGCATATTCCACCGTGCCGTCTTGCGGAGTTGCCGCTTTGTCTTTGGTGGCGACTTCACCGAAGTTCACCACTTGTGGCTGAGCACCCAAAAAGGCTTTGAGTTTGCTGTGTAGGTTTTCGCCTTCGCTAAATTCAACTACACCACCTTGCATTGTGGTGGAAGCATAGTTCAATAAATCTACCGCTTGCTGTTTAGCAATCGGGGCAAGTTTGCCCGCTTTCACTAAACCTTCAGCAAAGTCGGCATTTTCGGCTTTGGCTTGGTTGAGCGCGGTTTCAGCTTTTTCGGCTTTCAATTTTTCGTTTTCTGCCTTGAGCTGTTCAATTTCTTCAGGTGTCATTTCAAGTTCTCCTTCGGTTGATTGAGCTGGGTCTGAAGTTGGGTTATTCGGTTCATTAAAATTCGGCACAGGAAAACCTGCTTCATCTTGTTGATACCGTTTCAAATCATTGCGGATAGATTCTTCTACCACGCTATTGACTAAATAATCAGGCAATGCTTTGTCGGCTTCATCTTGTCCGTGTTTGCCAATCAGCCATTCACGCAAACGTCGCCACAAACCTGCTTCCGCCCAGTCGGAAAAATCCACTACGCCTTGTTCGTTTTCGGCAAATTCAGGGTTACGCAAGCCTTTTACGGCGGGTGGCATTGCCCCTAAGAAACCGACGTGGCGTAAGTACAAACTGCCCGGGCAAGGATTGTTTGGGCTATCGGCAAGATAGAACGAAGACGACACTTTCTTAAATCGTCCTTTTTCCACCATTTCGGCAAATTCAGGATCCACTTGGTCGAACTCAGCTTTGAGTACATCACCGTCCAACTCAAGGCGTTTTACCCAGCCATAGGCAGGTGCATTGTGTTTTGGGTGTCCAACTACCGCGGGGGATTCGTGAAAGTTTACGTCGTAGGCATTGACGGCTTGTTGCAAATCATCGATGGTAATTTCCACTTCTACGCCATTTGCATCTAGTCGTTTGCCGGCTTTGAAAATTTCAATCAGGGTCATTCGGTTCTCCTTGTGTTGCGAACATCATAGAAAAAACGACCGCTTGTTGCTTTTAAACTGGTTTAAGGAATGAAAATGGGAAAGAGAAAACGAAAAGGGAGTGAATGGGGCGTTTTGGCGTGTTTATCGGTGTTTATAAACACGCTCAAGGTGATTTAGGCGATAATTTATCGAATGGGATTTAAAACGCCATAATGGGCGTTTTATGCGTTATTTTTGAAAATTGGGCGATACTATAGATTTTGGTCGATTTGACGTTGTAAAACAGCCTTTGCTTTCTCTAATAATTTTTGCTCATTTTGTGAATTAACACCTAACCACGGACGAGCAGGAATTTTTGACTGTTTAGCGAAGACGGCATTGTCGCCTTTACCAAATTTTAATCGCTTGCCTTTCTTCGGTTTAATGACACCACCGAATTGGTGCAATCTGGCATACTTAGCATCTGAACCAAATTCAACGCCGTTGTCATCGTAGTTGTAAGCCGTTCTCTCAGATAAATAGCCTCGATGTTTTAAGATTTTGTCGTTGCCTTTTATCTCTTGGGTGATTGGTGAAAGAAGCTTCCATTTGTTACCATCAGGATCAACTTCCTGCTTAAACCGTTCCGCATGGATTTTCTTCAAGGTTTCGCCCAGCACGCCATAGAGCTTACGAGGTTGTTTAAGTTGGCTTGCAATATGGTGGAGTTTTGCCACCACTTGGGTGTCGTTGAGAGTGATTTTAATCATAGCCTTGATCTCGTAGAATAAAAGCGTGGTAATGTTGCCACGCTTTATTTAAGGAAATTTTATGTCAAATTACGAAGACAACCTTTTAAGAAATATCTTCGTTGCTCAAGTAGCAACCTTGGCAAAAGCAATCAAAGCTGAAAAACTTGCTCAAGGAACAAGGACCACCAGTGATTGCTATCGAGAAGCTATCATTGAAATTAAACGGAATCGTGAGAAGATTTTATCTCTTCTTGATGAGATAGAAGCTCATTACTAATTTCAAAACGTTGGTAATCTTGCACATAAGCTTGAAGCCAATGTAAGACAGAAATAATTTCGTTGATTGTTAAGCCTTGGAAATGTGGTAGCACTTCTAAGGCTTTTAATTTTTCTTGTTCTTCAGTCATTTTTATTCTCCTATTGATTAAAAAATAAGTTGGAGGTATAGTTAAGTTACCGCAGGGGGTTTCCTACTGGAAAGGTTACGATTGGTTTGTCGCCCGTATTATCCTGTTCGAATCAGGCAAACCTGCGGATTAGTCCAAACTTCCCCATAGCAAATCAAAACTATTCTTCAAATTTAACCAATCCAATTCGCCTTTAATTACGCTTGCAGTACGAACTAAATTGACTTTGTGGGCTAGTTTTTTCTTGCTTAATTCATCTTTGATTTTTACTTCATAATCCATTTTGATTGCCACTTTACCTTGCTCAGTTTCATAAATAAAAAGCAAGGTCGGTAATTTCTGATCACGTTCCAACAAAATCGCCTTTGGATTTCTCAACTTCTCTGGCAATTGCTCCCAAAACTCAATCGGCAGGTTAATACCTTTGGCTTGTTTGGTATCACGCAAGGCGTGCAATACATCTTCATCACGCACTGCAATCACGGCAGATTGCGGAGCTTTTTCAAGTACGGTCAATTTATCAATCACTTTGGCTGGGATTATGCCCACGTTTTTCATTTGTCCACGTGTCATTTTTTCGGTGGCAACGGTATCTACCATCGACTTCATCGCGCCGTTTAACATCATCAGGGAACGCGGATTTTGTAACACGTTTTCAATCAGTAGGCTGGCAAGTTTTGGCTCGGCATTGACGAACTTATTGAACAACAGCTGATCCACGTCCGCATTTCTCCCTGCAGTCAAGCGGTCAAAATTATGCGGTTGAAATCCTACATCATAGCCTTTCGGCACTCGCACCATTCTTGGATTACCTGAACGTGTGCCGACCAATTTTTCCTGCCATTCGATTTCAGGCGATTGGCTGATGCTTTTGCCCATTTCTTTCAAGTCATCTTCATCGTGGGCGGTGACTGTGCAGTGGCAACCATACGCCTTGATTGGGTAGTAATAACGCCAAAATGGATCGCTGGCGGGCAAAATCGTGCCGTCCAAATCAAGATGCTCTTGACGTGGGTGGGCGTTGTCGTGGTGGTGATATTCCCAATAAGGCATCACATCAACCAAATCCAAATGTTGTTGCAAACGACCGCGATTGTAGGCAGCGTAAACGTTGGTATCGTAAATAATACGGGTTCGCCAATTTCTGCCACCGTTATAATCCCAGCCTGTGCGAGCCACAATTTCATCAAACCGCTTGCGGAAACCTTCCAGCGTTTCGCCGTTGGCAATAGCATCATCTACCGCTTCTCGAAAGGCAAGCAACACTTCGTTGCGGTTTGCACCTGCGACCATAAAAAAGTAATCGTGTTCTTCGCCTAGCACGTCCAAATAGCTGTTGGTCGGTAGATTGAGCTTTTTCTCAAAGTATTTGACTTGATTTTCAAAGGTGAATTTCATTGACAAATCTCCCCTAGCCCCTCTTTACTAAAGAGGGGGACTTGGTACGCTCATCTTCTACAGATTGTCGCCCTGCAAACTGTGCCGCAGTTGAACCCCAAGCTAGCAGTTCGCCATATTCGGCATAGCTGAGTTCTGGGATTAGGCTATCAAGTTGGTTGCGAAAATCTTCCAAACTTTCAGCTTGCCCTAAGCGGTCGCGAATATCATGTAGCCAAGTTTCAACAACGACTTCGCCTTCCACTTCCAACTGTTCGCCAATAGTTTCAATCACGCTTTTGGGGATTGGCTCGGCAAAATCCACCTTATCCGTCCCTTTCTTTTGTAAAGATGGGTTAGGGGAGATTTCTTGCATCACAATATCGCCCTCTTCAAAATCATAAGTGCGGTGGATATATTGCTCGGTAAAGCTCACGCCGATTTCGGTCAAAATCTTGTCGCGTTCCGCCTGCAACTTATCAATACTTTCTTGCTCGAATAGCTCGAAAGTTGGCAAGGTGTCCACGCTGAAATTGAGTTCACAAATCCAGCTCAACAGCTGATTGAACACGCCTTCCACAAGGCTAGCGTCATCGTTGCGAATATCACGCGTGACTTCTAGCCCTGCGGAGGCAGAAGCTCGGTTAGCTTCCGCTTCAGTGGTTTGGTTTTGACCGAGTAACGCAATGGCGATTTCTGATTTGCAGTAACGTAAGAAATCATCGAATACTTGTGAGCTTGCCCCTTTGCTTGCACTTTCTTTTAAATCAATGGAACTATCTTCAGGAATGGCAGCTACGGCGGTTCCCAACATCTTTTCCATACTATCCAAAAGTTCATCAATTTCGTGAATTTGGGCTTGGCGTGGGTGTTTACCGACCAGCCACGGGCTGCCATATTTTTCCATAAATTCCAACCAGAATTTAAAGCCTCCTTTCTTAAACGTTGCCGCCCAGAAGCACATCGCCAAATCCGCCCGTCCGTAAGGGTTGAGAAAATCCGCTTGCTGGGTGGCGAGCAGAAATTTCTTTTCAGGCACAAGAGCGCCGTTACTGTTGTCTTTGGTGCGTAACATCAACTGGTTTTCTTCATCGAAGACGAACCACTCTTGCGGTTTGCCTACGATTGCCGTTGGCAACAGTAAGCCGTTTTCGCTTTCCCACATTACTTCTAAGGCTTGATAGCCAAATAGCGTGGCATCTAAAATTTGGCTGATAATATGCGACATCGGCAAGCGGTCGAAAAGTGCGGTTAAAATCTCGTCCGTTTTTTCATTACCTGTCGGAGTAATTCGCCATTCCAGCCCTTTGCTTGCCGCTTTGCGACGGCGA